TCAAGACGACCCAGCAGACGCGGTAATCTATGGTGCTGACATGTCGCCTGTTGAGCTTCGTGTATACAAAGTATCTGCTGGCGTCTATGAGATTCAGGTTAAGAATACTCAAGCCAACAAGTACTTCTCATTTGACTTTATGCAAACATCAGGTAGTGGTGGCATTGATGTTCCATTAGCTAACCAAGGCATTGATTACTATGCTGGTCTTGCTACATTAACTGGAGGCACTGAATACACAATACAGCGCAGCTCAGCCAACCTTGGCATGCGTCAAATCATTGATGCTAAAAACATACACGCCTCTGAAGGTATCTACCTTGGTGGTATTAATGCGGCTAATTTGTTGGATGATTATGAGGAAGGTACGTTTACTCCTACGCTTATTGGTTCTACTTCAGGTTCTATTCCGTTTACTGCCTCTAACGCGTCATTTACAAAAATAGGTAACGTGGTAACAGCTAACATCTATTTAACAAATATAGACGTTACTAGCTCTACTGCTGTTGGTGACATTCAGGTAAGCGGTCTTCCCTTTAACGTATTACATAACCAAGCCGCATCAATTAGCTTTGTCAATATGTTTACTGGCGACCCAGTAATTTCTGCACATACCACAGGTCCAAACAGCGTTACTGTTAAGTTGCGACACGGGTCATCTAATGCTGCATTAACAAATAGCGACTTAGACTCAGGGGTAGCAAACGGCTCAATAATGCTTACACTGACTTATATGGCGGCTTAATTATCTAGTGTGGATTCACTAGACGGACTTTAACTTAGGAGAAACACAATGGCATTAACAGAAACTACATTGATCGACAAAATCGAAGCGCTACCAGAAGTACCTTGCGTACAGATTCGTGAGGCTATGCGCGTACTTAAAGACGGCGAAGTGATTGCGTCTAGCTATCAAAGACGAGTTATCTCAGAAGGCGATGACTACTCAGCCGAACCCGCTAACGTACAAGCTATCTGCAACGCAGTTTTTGGAGCATAGCTATGTGGACTATCAAACTACTTGAATACACAACCGACTCTGACAAAGCAGTCCTAGTAGCACACTGGGGCTGTGAGCTTGTAGATGGCGAGTACATCGCGTCTAGCTATGGTAGTTGTGGCTTTAGCCCAGACCCTTCAGACCTTGCTTACATCCCTTATGAGAGCCTCACAGAAGCTGACGTACTAGCATGGGTCTATGAGTCTGTTGACAAAGACCTTGTTGAAGCGGCACTGGCGGCTAACATTGAAGATCAGAAAGCGCCTTCTTCAGCAACTGGACTACCTTGGTAAGGATAATTAGTGATGGCTGACGACTCACAAGAAGCTAGACTACAACGGATAGAAAATAAACTAGACAAACTGTCAGAAGCCTTCACTATCCTTGCGCGTGTGGAAGAAAAGATTATGTCTTCCAATGCTCGCATAGATCGCTTAGAGTTTAGAGCTGATGAATCTGAGCGTGACATGGATAAGATGAAGGGTGTCATAGGTTACAACCAGCAGACTGTCAAGCTTATTGAACGCTTTGCTTGGCTTGTTGTTTCAACGCTGGTTGGTACAGCTGCTTACTTTATTAGGTGAACCTATGTGGCAGACTCTAATCGCTCCAGTTACAGAACTCGTTGGTGGCTATTTCAAGCGCAAAGCAGAAGAGAAGCAAGCACAACACGAGCGGAAGTTGGAAGTGATAAAACACGAGGCGAACTGGGACAACATTCAAGCGAGCAATGCAGGGACATCGTGGAAGGACGAGTGGTTTACCCTGCTCTTCTCTGTGCCGTTAGTCATGGCTTTTGTGCCAGAAGCTGTCCATATTGTCAGAGATGGCTTTGAAGTTCTTGAAGGTATGCCAGATTGGTACAAAGGATTCTTAGGTGCTGCTGTTGCAGCTAGTTTTGGAATAAGAACACTGAGCAAGTGGGGATCTAAGTAATGGCAATAGTGTCTGGATTGTTTACTGACTACCTAGAGCCTACAGGTGTCATTGATCCTAGAACTCAGTTATTGACTGGGGGTACTCAGGAGCCTGTGGTACAGCCACTAGTACAGCCCTTGACAAAGCCTGCGCCTACGTATGAGCAACAGCCTCTTACAAAGACACTTTCTAGTGGTTTTACTAAAGAGCCTATGGTAGCTCAGACTAAGACGTATACAAAGTCAGAGCCTCCTGTTCAGACTGTTGACACTAGTAACTCTACGTTTGATATGGCTGATGATCCATTATCTTTACGTACTTCACCAAGAAGCTTGTTAGACGCTGCTGAGTCTTTTGAGTCTGTTACTGCAGATCCTGTTGAGACTGTGTACGAAGGTGACAACAGACCTATCTACATTAAAGAACGTACTAACATTACTGCAGATCAGTACAACCAGTTCTTGTCAGAGTTTGATGATGCTGTAGCACAGTCTAATCTTGATTATCGTCAAGCTATACTGCGTCAGAGAATTGACCAAGAAGCTAACGGTACTGTTTACGATCCAAACTCTCAAGTACTTCAGAACCAAGCCTTACAACAACAGTTGTTTGAATCTGCTATTTCAGGAGTTGCTGATAAGTATGGCGTACCGTTAACGTACACTACTAAAGGTGGTGAGCGTTGGGACTTAAATGCTAATGGTAAGTATACACGTACTACTGAAGTAGGTGGTTTTGATGACTACTTAAAAGCTGCTATTAAAGTGGCAATTACTACAGTGGCTACAGCAGGTCTAGGTAGCGCTGTTGCTGCTGGCTTAGGTGCTGCTGGTGTTCCAACTAGCGTAGCTAATGTTATTGCTGATGTTGTTGTAGGGGCTGCACAAGGCGGGGGAGATATTAAGCAAGGTATTATTAATGCTTTTGCTCCCGTGCCTGATGAGTTGCGTCAAGTCACTGACTACTTCCCTGACGGTCTTGAAGGTATTGTTGACATTGCACGTAGTGTATACGACACAGCTAATGCTGAAACACAACCTGATGTCACTACAGACTTTGAAGTAAATATTGATCCTGAACAGACTGATCCCATTACAGTTGATGAAGACACTGGTGACGTTACTGTAGGGCTTCCTGAACCCACTGAGCCTGTTACAGAGACAACTGAAGGCGGTGGTGGCGGTAGTACACAAACGCCCTCAGAAGCCGTTACAGAGCCTCCTACGGCTACTCCTGAGCCTACTCCTGAGCCTCCAGCGCCTGTAGAGCCCACGCCACCTACACCAACCACGCCTGCTGAAACAGACGCAGGTGTATTCAATCCTGAGTTGCCTTGGATCTATCAAGGTGACGGTGTGTTTGTTCATGGTGAGACAGGTGAAACTGTAGTAGAAGACGTAACAGACTATGATCCTTATGTTATCGGTGAAGGGTATGGTCGCGGTACTGATCCTACAGAAGCTGTTGTAGGTTCAGGTCTTGGCGACACTACAGAGGAAACAGGCACAGGCGATATCTTTGGTGACATAGGTACTATCTTTGGAGACACAACAGCTGACGTTCCTGTTGAGCCTCCTGCTTCTGTTGCTCCTAAAATACCTACGACTTCAACAGGTAAGCCTACAGTTACACCTACAGACGGTAAAACACCTACAAAATCTGAACCACCTCCACCTACTACTGTTGAGCCTAAAGTGCCTACAACTTCTGTAGACAAACCTACAGATGCTGTTCCTACAGGCGGTAGAACGCCTACGTTACCTGTAGAGCCGCCTAAAAATAAACCAGTAACACCGTCAACAGAGAAGCCTACTGTCACTACACCTACAGGAACTAGAACGCCTACATTACCTGACGAAACAGGTGGCTTAGGTACAAGCGGTGTTACAGATGTTACAGCTACAGAGCCTTCTGTAGACACAGGTGTAGACACAACTACTACAGGTGGTACAGGCGGTGGTGATGGTACAGGAGATGGTACAGGTGACGGCCCAGGCGATGGTATTGGAAAAGGTTTGCTTGGTCTTGGTTTGTTAAGCTTAGGCGGTGGCGGCGCTGCTCCAAGCACTGTATTACCTGAAGCGTTTTCACAACAATTATCAGCAGCGTTAACTAAAATACAATTAGCACAGCCGTATCAGTCTAAAGACTATTTAGCTGACTTAATAGCGAGATTNNAAGCATGACATATCTACAANTAGTAAACAAAGTGTTGACTCGCTTACGCGAAGATAACGTTGACACAGTGAATCAGAATACGTATTCAACATTAATCGGTGAGTTTGTTAACGACGCTAAGCGTTTGGTAGAAGAGTCCTGGGATTGGTCGGCGTTACGTCAAACTAAAACAATTACAACAGCTAGCGCTGATTACCAATACAGCTTAACAGGTACTGGCTCGAAGTCTGAAATCTTGTACGCCTCTAACAACACAGCAAACGCTTTCATGGAATACAAGCCTAAAGCGTGGTTTGAAGAGAAGCTGTACTTGCTAGACATCGTTAACGGTGTACCGCAGTATTATACGTTTGATGGCTTAGACGCAAGCGGTGACATCCAGGTTGCTGTCTACCCTGTACCAGACAGTGCTTATTCGTTACGCTTCTCTACGGTGGTGCGTGGTATTGAGTTAACAGCAGACACAGACTCCACCTTTTTACCGTCAATGCCTATCATCATGTTTGCAGCGGCGTTAGCTGTAGCAGAGCGTGGTGAAGCTGGTGGTCAGAGTGCGTCTGAGTTTTTAGTGCTAGCGAATAATGCGTTATCAGACGCTATTGCCTTAGACGCTGCACGACAACCTGAAGAACTCGTTTATAGGGCGGTATAATATATGCCACAGCGTTTACAGAATATCTCGATTGCGGCTCCAGCGTTTAAAGGTCTTAACACACAAGACTCACCTTTAACGTCTGACCCGTCGTTTGCGGCGATTGCCGACAACTGTGTTATTGATAAGTTTGGTCGTATTGGCGCACGTAAAGGTTTTGATATTCTAACAACAGACGCTAGTCCATTAGGCTCTGCTGAAATAGTGTCAATGGGTTACTTTGAAGACAACGACGGTAACGAGGAAGTCTTTAGTGCGGCTAACAACAAGATCTTTAAAGGAACTACTACGTTAACAGACATCTCACCTGCGTCGTATACGATTACAGGTAATGATTGGAAGATGGTTAACTTTAACAATAAAATGTACTTCTTCCAAGGTGGTCATCATCCGTTAGTGTATGACAATACAAACGGCTTACTACCTATGTCATCACATCCAAACTACGTAGGTACGCCTCCGAATGCTAACGAAGGTTTAGGTGCATACGGTCGTCTGTGGACATGTGGTTGTGGTTTAAACTTACAAGTTGTCTTTTGGTCTGACTTGTTAAATGGTGTCGCGTGGTCTGGTGGTTCGTCGGGTAATATTAACATTGCTAAAGTGTGGCCTGATGGCTACGACGAAGTGACAGCGTTAGCTGCTCACAACGGCTTCCTTATCATCTTTGGTCGTCATTCAACAATTGTCTACCAAGGTGCTGAGTCGCCAGCAACTATGCAGCTAGTCGATACAATCCCTGGCATTGGTTGCATAGAGCGAGATAGTATTCAGTACACTGGCGATGATGTCTTGTTTTTGTCACACGTCGGGTTACAGAGCTTTAGCCGCATACTACAGCAGAAGTCTATGCCGCTACGTGACATCAGCAAGAACATACGAAACGATTTCATGGCGTTGGTCACTGGTAACACAGCTGGTGTTAAATCTGTCTACTCTCCAGAGAATGCGTTCTATTTAATATCGCTGCCAACAGAAGACATTACCTTCTGCTTTGACATGCGTGGATCGTTAGAAGATGGCAGTCACCGTGTTACACGCTGGACAGCATCACCATACAACTGTTTCACTAGGAAGACAGACGGTACGTTGCTGGGTGGTAATGGTGACGGCGTAGGCGAATACACTGGCTATTTAGATGGCGGTAACACATACCAACTACGTTACTACAGCAACCCGCTAACCTTTGGTGATTCGTCACGTATTAAGATATTGAAGAAGATTATACCGACTGTTATTGCAGGTAGTTCTACGCAGGTGCAGGTGAAGTGGGGCTATGACTTTTCGCAGTCATACTCAACAGGATCTGTTCAGCTACCCGCTATCGTACCAGCTGAGTATAACATCGGTGAATACAGCATAGCGGAATACTCATCCACTAACGAAGAGATTTTAAAGAAGTCAATCAACACTACTGGTAATGGTTCTGTTATCACTGTAGGTGTTGAAGTTGACGTAAATGGTCAACCTTTTTCACTTCAGGAATTTAACATACAAGCATTACTTGGGAGAATGATCTAATGTCTAACTACACAAAACTGGTAAACTTTGCCGCCAAAGACTCACTGCCAAGCGGTGACGCTAACAAGCTCGTTAAAGGTACAGAGATTAATACGGAGTTTGCTAACATTCAAACAGCTGTCAACAGCAAGAGTGACACAGCTGATCCTACGTTTACTGGGACGGTAACCGCTCCTACGGTGGTAGTTACTGGTACGCTTACGGCTGGTACAATTGATGGTGGTACTTACTAATGGCAGGCTTTTGGGATTGGATTAAAGGGTTAGACGTCGCTGACGTCGCCCTTACGGGACTAGGCGCTGCTGCGTATGAGACGCAACAGAGTGCGCTCGAAGACTTTGCTCGTCGTGCCTCACAGCGTACTGGTGAAATTACTACGCAAGCTCAAGAAGGCTTGACGTTTAAGCCATTCACTGTAACGTCTGCTACAGGTGCTGGCGTACAGACAACACCAGAAGGTGGTACGGTGTTGGGCTTAAGCGATCAAGAGCGTGCACTACAGAACATGTTGTTTGGTGGTGCTAGTCAGTTCCTGGGACAAGCTCAACAGCCTATTGCACAGACTGAGCAAGACATCTTTAACCGCTTATATGACGTATCAGCACCTCAGCGCCAGCGTGAGCAATTAGCGCTTGAAGAACGTCTAGCGGCTCAGGGTAGGCTTGGAACGTCGTCAGCGGCTTATGGTGGCGCTACGCCTGAGCAGTTGGCAATGGCTCAAGCACAGCAAGAGCAGATGAATCAGATGTCTTTGATGGCACGTCAACAAGCGTTATCTGAACAGCAACAAGCAGCTCAGTTAGGTCAAGGTATGTTGTCGGGTGCTTACGTACCACAGTCTGCGTTACTCAACGTATTCCAGCAAGGTATGCAACCTGCGTCGTTACAGGCTGGCTTCCAGCAACAGCGTGCGTTAACGGGTGCAGAGCTAGGTATGGGTGGTTTAGCCGCAGAGCAAGCCGCACAGCTTGGACAAGCAAACTTAACGGGTAACTTGTTAACTTCACTAGCAACGCTAGCGGCAGCCCAGGCGTCTCAAGAAGGTGGCTCAGGCTTAACGTTAGAAGGGTTGCTTAAAGACATTGGGAGCTGGTTATAATGGCACTACAACTACCATCATCATTGCTGACGCAAGTAGCTAACTTTGGACAGCAACCAATGCAAAACCTACAACAAGGGTTGTTAACGCCTGTACAGATGGCGGCACAGCCTGGCGGTGTAGGTGCTATTACGGCTGGTCTTGGCGGTATGCTTGGATTAGACATGACTACGCCTGAGCAAAAAGAGCAGAAGATGTTGAAAGGTGTTGACCTCAACAACCCTGCCGACTTAAACAACTTAGCTAACTACTACAAAAGCCAAGGCGACGCAACTAAAGCACTAGCGTACACAAACAGAGCTAACGAAATCTTAAGGCAACAACAAGAAGCTACGAAAGAGCAGACAGGTATTCAGACAACTAAAGACCAGAACAAAGGTTTGTTTGAGTACGAGCGTATGCTTCGTCAAGGTCAGACAGAGCAGGCTAGTCAGAAGGCTGATGAGCTTATTAGCATGGGCGTGTCTGTAGACGACTTAGACAAGCGTCGTGCGTCTGCGGAGAAGGCTGTAGGTAAGACTGGCGCGGTGGTGCCTAAGTCGCTTACTGACGGGCTGTCTCAGATGGCCGCTAGTGGTGACTCTGTAGCACAAGCATACTTAGAAGCTGTGTCGAGCGACAAAGCAACAAGCACTACGATTAACTCAGCGTTGTCCTACTTCAAAGATCAAACTAAAACTGGCTTAGACGAAGTGCCGTATTTGCAAGGTGTCGACTTCACCAACCAAGCCGCTATACAGAAGGCGCGTCAGACAGCGTTGATGAATAACGACGTGG